TTACTAAACCAATTATCAATATAAAAATATTTACAGTCATCTTTTTTAACTATGGTAATATTCTCATTTTTAATCATAATATATTATATTATCAGGTTATTCTTTATTTGTCAATCTTTGTTGGTATCTTCTTACTCTATCCATTTCTTTTTCGGCCTTTTTAAAAGCCATATCAAGTTTCATTTTACTTGCATATTCAGTAAACACACGACCTATTGTGTGGTCATATTCGTGTTGAAAGATACGACTCATCATACCGTCTAAATGAGCTTCTTGTAATTTTCCATTTTCATCTTCATATTTAACAACGACTTTTCTTGGTCTTGTTATAGATAAAAATACAAAGGGAAAGGTAAGACAACCTTCCTTCATTACAACAGTTTCTTCACTTCTTGTTATTATCATAGGATTAAAACAAGTCATTTTCAAGCCATTTTCTAAACCTAAATGATCTCCCAAAACAAACATATTATAAGGTAATCCTACTTGATTACAAGTTAAACCTATTCCTCCGTATTTTTTCATTGCTTCAAACATTGCGTCAGATAGTTCTTTTCTATCTTTAAAGCCGTGTTCTTCTAACATATCATCTTTAAAAGGTGCTATCGCAGATAACACTCTTGGATCATTAGGCGGTATTAGTTTTAGTTCTTTTGTTTTACTCATATATTTCCTCAAAGTTAATATTGATATTTGTTCTAAATAGTGTGTCTGTCTGTGTTACTGTTTGATGAGTTTCATTTGCATTAAAAATCAAAGCTCTATTTTCTTTACTTGCTATCTTTTCCCCATTTTTAAATTCTGTATAACCATTACTAGTTTCAAGGTATAATAATAGTGTTTTAAAATTATTTGAATTATCTATATCTCTATGAAAGCCCAATCCTCTATTAGTGCTTTGTCTAATAAATAAATTTGTTTTTGCTCTTAAAATTTTAACATCTTTTTTTATTTTTTTTGTATAAGGTTTCAATATATCAAAAATTAAGTTTATATTATCAATTTCTTTATACTGATTTATGTGTGTGTGAGCAAATTGATAATCTTCTTCCTTAGCATTTTCATTTGCTCTTTTCCATAGATTCCAATTATAATTTTGACTATGAATAGTATTATAGACACCTTGGAATATGTCTTTGTTTAAATAATTATCAATAACTTCTACTTTCATATTATGTTTGTTGTAACCTTGTAAAATTTTTATATTTTTCATATTTAATTATGTTTGTAAATTTATCAAACATTATATCACCTTTGTGTGATATGATAAAGATGTTTTCTTTTTCTAGTGTTTTGATTATTTTAAAAAAGTCATCTGTTCCTTGTCCGTCTAAACTACTATCAAATATTTCATCTAATATTAATAGGTTTGTATTTACACTATTTTTCATTTTAGCTATTTGTCGCCAAGTAAATAATAACGCCAAATCTATTCTCATTTTTTCACCTTCACTAAAACTATTATAATCAAAAATATCTCTAAATCTACTTTTTACTGTTTCGTTAAATTCTTCATCTAAATGAAAATGTACAAAGAAATCCATAGCTTGTAAATATTGATTGATTAGTGTATTCATTATAGGTACATACTTTTTAATAATTTGAGCTTTGGCTCCTTTGTCATTTAGTATATCTCTTAAAACGTCAATGTAAGCTTTTTCTTCTATAACTTTATCTCTTTCGACTTTTGTTTCTTCTAAATCTTTTTTTAATTGTTCAAGTTCCTCTTTTACAGAATTTGAATCTATTTGTTTGTTTTCTAATAATTCAAGTTCTTTATGTATTGTATTTGAATAATTATCTAGGCCAATTAAAGATGTTTCAAGTTTGGACACCTCAACATTCATTTCATATATCTTTTTGGATATACTATTCATTTCTAAAATTTGTTTTTCGTTTTTTTCAATTTCTAGTAAAAGAGACTTCATACCATCTTGTAAAGTAATAATCTTTTCTTTTTCAAATATTTTTTTCTTGTCTTTAAATTGTTCATCAATTGGTTGTGTACAAGTTGGACAGTTATCATTTTCTTCAAAAAATTTTAAACTTTTTTGGTGTGTTTCTAAATTTTGTTCTATCTTTGTTTCTAGTTTTGAAAGTTGATTTGCTTTCTTTTGTATTTTATCTTTGTCTTGTAGTTTAACATTTAATTCAGCAATTTTTTCATTAAGGTTATCAAATTTTTCTAAGTAGTCTTGTTTTACTTTTAAATTTTCACTTAATACATTTTTCTTTTTAGATGTATCATCAACATCTCTACCTTGTATCTGATCAAAGTGTTTTTTCTCTAGTTCATATTTGTTTTCAATTAAATCACATTTATGTCTTAACTCAACAACCTTATCAGATAAATTTGTTTGTTGTCTTCTTAATAATATATCCATTAAACTAAAAACTCTTATGTCTAATATTTCTTCAACAATTTCTCGTCTATGTCTTGGTCTTAAATTCATAAACTGATCATAGTTTGATACACCTAATAAAGCAACTTGACAAAATGCTCGATAATTTAATCTTATGATATTTGTTTCTAAATATTTTTGATAATCTATATTTGAGGCTTCTTGGTTAATTAAAGTTCCGTCTTGGTATATTTCAAATAGATTTGGTTTAATACCTCTAATAATTTTATATGACTTTGTTCCTATACTAAAATCAAGTGTAACTTCACATTCACTATCATTTATAGTATTAACCATTTGTTCTTTTTTGATACCTCTAAAAGGTCTATTAAACAAAGCAAAACAAAGTGCATCTAAAAAAGTAGATTTACCAGAGCCATTTGGACCTACAATTAGTGTTGTATGAGCTTTTGATAATTCTATCTCAATCGGTACATTGCCTGAGGAAAGAAAGTTTTTATATTTTATTTTATTAAAAATAATCATTTGGTAAATTTTCTCTGTTTGCTATTCTTAAATTTCCCGAAACACTTATCCTTGTACACTTTGATTTATAAGGTGCAACCCAATGAGACAACAATGTAGGAAAAATAATCATATCTCCTGTTTTGGGTGTTATTGCTCTTGCAGTAGTTGCCCATTTTGGTCTTGTTGGTGTTGTATAGTCAAAATGTATTTCGCCTGGAGCATATGAAGTGTGGTTTTTACGCCATTCTTTTATTTCTTCCGTTAGTTCATCTGGCACATCTAAAAAGGTAACAAAAGTATAATCTCCATTGTGAATATGAATCGGATTAAAATCTCCAGGTTGCATAAAATTAATCCATAGATTTATAGGTTCTAGTTCAACGTTCAAATTATCTAATCCGTGATACATACAGTGTCCTTTTCTATAATTTTGTAATATAGGTATGATGTCTGTATAAAATTTTTTTTGTATGTCTTTAGGATATGAATATTGATGTTCTAGGTGTCCTGCTAGAGTTTTTGATGCATCAAAGTCAATATTATATTTTACCTTGTTTCCTTCTTCTAAAAGATATTTTCTAATATGTTCAGGTATCGTGGTTCTTTCAACATATGGTCCCCAATAAAAAAAACTAGATTGTTCCATAATATTATTCGTTTGCCTCCATATAAAGTTCTTTAGCAAATTCTTTTAATTTATGTTTGTCTAAAGGAGTATCAACTTGTTCTATATAATTTCCCAAAAATGTAAGTGTGTCCTCTCCTTGTTCTAATATATCTTCTCTTACAGATGCTTTAATGTCTGTTGGGTCTTCTACAATAACAAGTTCGTGTACGTTTGATTTATTATAAAATTTTTCAACTAAACGATTATACATTTCTTCATTTTTCTTTTCTGAAATAAACATCTTAACAAAACAATTTTCATATGGAGTAATATCAAAGTTTGTGTAATCATTTTTTACATCATCATATATAAATTTTTTAAAAATAATATTTGGATTTTCTATTCTTTCTAGTTCTCTTGTATCTGTGTCAAAAACGTGAAAACCTTTTGGACAATTATAATCGGACCACATAATTTGATATTGTGTTCCTAAATAATAAATGTGACCGTTATCTGATTTTTTATGAAAGTGACCTGATAATACTTTTTCAAATCTTTTAAATTGTTCAGGTTCAAGTCCTTGCATATTCATAATACCACGATGCATTTCAAATCCTTTAATTTCTAGGTGTCCAAAACAAATTTGTGCATTTGTTGTGTCTATTGCGTGTATTGATTCCTCTAAATTGTCATCACAAATCCAAGGTAACATTAAAATTTTTAATCCATCAAATTCAACTTCTTTTGGTTTAGAATATATCCAAGGTTCGTTTAGTCCATCATATGTGGTACATAGTTCTGTGATAGAGTTTACTTCATTTGTATTTTTATAATAAGTGTCGTGGTTACCTAATATAATATGAGTATCAATTTTTTCTTCCCACAATCTTTTCATAAATCTTTGACGAAATGTATGCGCTGTTTTAAAGTTAATAAATTTTCTTCTATCAACAACATCACCTAGGTGTACAAGTGTTTTTATGTTGTGTTCTTTACAATAGGGAAAAAATATTTCATCAAAAAATTTTGTGAAATAATCTAAAAAAACAGGACTATCATTTCTTGCACCAAAGTGCGTATCATTTAACAAAGCAATCTTCATAATAACTAACTAAACAAACTTGCTGATTTTTTTCTTTTGATTTTCTTTTTTTCTTTTTTCTTAGGTTCTTCAAGTCTATTATTCTTTTGTAAAAATTCTGTAAATTGATTTTTAAATTCGCCGTCTTCGTGTGGTTGTAGTGTCATATCATCATAGTTAGCATCAGCAATAAGTCTTTGTTTAACTTCTACCTGTTTTTTCTCTTTTTGTATTCTTCTAATAAAAGCATAGTAAATAATTTGAGTAAAATACGCAAAAGGATTATTTGATTTAGCAGGATTAAAATTATCTAGGTACTGTATACAGTTTTCTATACCATCACTAATCATATCATCTCTAAATGTATAATTAATAAAATTTGGTCTATACGACAAGTGATTTGCAATCTTTAAAAAACAACTACCTAAATAATTGTCAACAACTGGTTTATTTTTACCTTCTTTTTTAGCAATATTACATTTCTTTTTGTATATTTTCATTGCCTCTAAAAAGAGTTTATTATCTACATAGTGTTCTTTTTGTTTTTTTATTTTTGTCATAATATTACTATACTATATTTCCTTCTTTTTGTCAATGTTTTTAGTCTCATTTTTAATAATAAAGTCTTTTACAATTTTACATAAATCTTTAAATTTAATTTCTATACTATGATTTCTCATTGGTCTTTTAGGTATAATTGCAAGTGGTTTCACGGTTGACTTTTTCATTTTTTTGTGTATAATTGAGCTTGTAGAGCGATGGCAAGGATAGATTCGTATAAAGCTCTAATGTAGAGTTTTCTTATCAATAACTTCACCATACTCATCTTCTAGTTCTTCAAATATTTCATTTAACTTCTGGTTTTCTTCATCTGATAAATGTTTTCTTTCATACCCCTTTTGTTTAGGAGTGTCTAATATATCATAATCTTTTATTATATTGTTATAACTTGCTGACATTTGAACGGAGGCATTTGTAATAGTCATTATTTTATCTTTTGGAATAGATATAATGGTGTCAGGTGTATATGCCGCCCATTTAATTAAAGCAATATAATCTCGTAAACCCATAGCTGTAAATTGAGGTACATATTTAATTTGTAGAGGTTTTACAACTCTTAATAATGGAGATTTTTGTGCCAATTGATCTTTAGCCAGTTCAGCAACTAAATCATCGCCATTTACAAGTTTAATAATTCGTATATTATTGATTGGTGGGTTTTGATGCATTTTTAAACTCTATGTTATGTATTTCATAATTAAAATCTTCCTCATTATAGATATTTATTCTTTCTCTAAAATGAGCTAATGTATAATTTTCTTTTTCGTTGTAAGATAAATCATCAGCTA